GTCAGGCGTCCCAGGGGCTGACGGGGGTTCTGGACCCCCACCCCCCCTGTTACCACGCTCTGCTCTGCGGTTCGGGTCGGTGCGCGTCGCGTGCGGCCCTGTTCGCCTGTGACTTCTTGCCTGCGGCTGACCGGTTGCAGTGGATGCACTCAGGACCGTGGTACTTGGTTCGGTCGTCGTCGTCGTGACCAAGGTCCCAGTCGGTGCCGGTGATGCGGTTGTCGCAGGCGGGGCGCCAGCACGTGATGATCTCGCCCGCGTCGATACGTCGCTGCCATCCGGCGCGGAGCTGCTGATGCCTGTGCCCGTATCCACGTTGCGTTGTGGTGCGTCGACCCATCAGCCTGGGAAGGCTGCGGCAAGCTGGAACACCAGAGCCCAGCCGATGGCCCAGCCTGCGAAGAACGCGGCGACGTGCAGGGCGAGACGGTTCGGCATCAGCGTCCCTCCTCAGTCCTCACCGCGCACGATCGTGGGTTCGTCGTCGAGCTCATCGATCAGCAGGTCACAGCACACGACACCCGGGATCGTCTTCTCACCACACACGTCGCAGACCATGGTCAGACCCGACCTCGGATCACCATGCCCGCGAGGATCTCCGGCATCGACACCAGCCCGAGGCCGGGAGCCTGCGAGTACACGCGAGTCGGACGCTTCGCCGGCTTGTGCGGGAACGGGATGCCGGCACGCTTCCGCGCCTTCCGCGCCGTCGTGGACATCAGACGCGCGCAGGCCACGCGAACCGGCGCGGCCCTTCGCCCATGGTCACCGAAGTCACCCAGAGCGTGTCGTTGCCGTCGAGCAGCACCTGCCCGTTCACCGCCGACTCGGGCGTGGTGCCCCATACGCGGACGATCAGCATCGGGAGGACGTCGCCCTCGCGGGCCACGTTGCCGATGTGCACCTGCTTGCCGGTGGCCTCGGGGTTCTGCTTGTTCGCGTGGGCGGTCGCCACCGCGTCGATGCGGCGCTTGTTGATGCGCTTCGCGTCGTCCTCGGAGAGCGTGTACAGCACGATGCGGCCGACGGTGGGAACGGGGTTCGACATGACGCCTCCTCAGGCGGTTGATGCGGGTGTTACCCAACCCGGCGATCGCGCCGGGAAGCTCTCGGGGTGTCGCCTCTTGCGAACGCCCACGTCACGAACGCGCCGAGATACCGGCGGCAGTACAGGGCGACCCATGCGCCAGCAGCGAAGCCGGCGAGGGTCGCGAGCGTGATCTTCATGGCTCGATGCGGTGGCGAAGGTCGATGATCGCGCACTCCGCGTCGAGCAGCTCCGCGAGCTTCTCCGTGCCATGGTGACCGCAGAACGCGGCAGTCGCACCCGACGGGTACTTCGCGTACAGGTGCGCCGGCGTCCGTGATCCTCGACCACACGCCGAGCAGATGTCCTCTTCGACCTCGATCACGACCGTGGGCTTCACGCGGTCGACGATGTCCTGCGGCGGCTCATCCACGATCGCCCCCGATCCGGTGGGGTGAGCGCCCCGAGGTCTATCCCCCGCTCGAGGCGCCCACCATCTCAGCCGAACACCCCGCCAACACGTCAGCGACATGAGGGCTCGCAGCCCGCGTGGTAGTTCGCGCGGCGACGGGGCATGGTTCCGGTCCAGGGCACGGACACGGACGAATGACGAAGGCCCCGAGGAATCCTCGGGGCCAGTTCTCGCCTACGGCTATCGTACCCGACCGATTGGCCAGGCCGCTAGTTTCGCGGCACGACCAGCAGACGGCGTGTCGCTGGGCTACGGTTCAGTCGGTTGGTGCTGAACGCGCCTGTTCGCTCCCCACGTGTACGCCCGGTAGCGGTGGGTGTCGTGCTTCCCACGCAACTCGCAGAACCAGTGATCGTAGCCGCCTGACCCGCGCGGCGGAACCGCCTGACATGTGAACGGCTTCTTGAGGTAGACGGCTCCGTGCAGCCCGCGGTAGTACAGCCAGCGGCGCAGACCGAACCATTCGGCGCGGACTCGGCACTCCCAGAAGTCCCAGCGTCGGAACAATGCGAGTTCGCGGCGGCTGAACCCGTAGAACGTGATGCGGTCGCCGTACCACCCGAACATCACCGAACCGCCATCGTCCTGGACGTCGAGAATCCTCCACTCGGCGTTCGGCAGCGCTCGCACGTCGGCGTAGCTGTGCGTGGTGATGATGCGCCCGCGGGACTCATTGTCGTCGTCGAAGCGATACCAGAGGTCGCGACCGCGCGGCGCCTCGCTGCCCGAACAGCACCATGAACTTGTGCCCCCAGTCGTACCAGGGATGACGGTCCATCGCGATTGTCAGGACGCGATGCGCCAGACCGCCGTCTCCTACGCGCTTGCGCAACCGGTAAGCCTTCATGATTCGCTCCCATTCGTGTAGTTGGTGGTCTTGTACTGGCCGTCGCGTTCGTTGTCCTGCATGTGCTTGCGTGCGTCGAGCAGCTCCTCGCGGCGGAACAGGCGCGTGCGCACCCCGGCGATGTACACCTCACCGACCACGGTCACCGTCCCTGCCTTGATCCAGCGGCGCAGGGTGCGCGCGGACCCGGCGAGCGCCTCCGCGTCTTCCCGGCCGAGGATCGGGTTCAGCCACTCCGACACCGGTTCGATGATCTCGAGGCGCTCGTCGTCGTCCTCCCACGGCTGCGCTCCCGGGTCACGACGCTCCACACCCCACCGGTCCACCGCATCCTGAACAGACCACGCGTGGCGGAGTCCGTCTACCTCCGGGTGACGGTTCAAGATCAGCGCCGACAGGTAGGTGACCGTGTCGAGATCGTTCGTGTGCGCGGCGAGGTCCACGTACGCCCAGTCGACTGCCTGCTCCACAGCACCGATCGCATCCAACAGATCAGCGGACACCGGGGCCGCCGGCTCCACACTCGACGACGCCACACGCACCTGATCCAGCGGTGTCGCCTTCGACGGATCCGCGATCGCCCGCAGACGCCCCAGCAGATCCCGGGCATCCGACAGCAGCCCACGCATCCGACCGAAGCACCGGTCACAGATCAGCGACCCGTCACGGCACTCGACAGGCGCGCAGCCACCGCATCGCGGCGAGGCACCGGCGCGGCCCGCATCACGTACGCGATCAGCGGTTTCACCGTAGTCAGCGCATGTCGCATAGTGCACGTCACGCTGAGTACACCCTCGAACGCATACCCGCTCGCTCATGCGTGTCCTCCGCTCGCGCACAGGCAGTCCACCTCGAGCACGTCGTGACCCTCGTCGACGAGCGCCATCCCGTTGCAGGCGCCGTGCTTCCCCTCGCTGCACTCACGGCACCGCTGGGGCTGGTTCGCAGGCACGATGTAGCCGCGGTCGCCACAGACAGGGCAGTCCGTGAACCGCCACTTGCCGGTGCCCGGCTCGGGGTTGGGGTGCTCGGTACGGAAGTGGCCGCGACCGTCGCACGCTGCACACTCGACGTTTCCGGGTGCGTGGCGGGGGCAGAACGTCTGCTCGCCGACGGCCGTCCATGTTTCGTCGTGCTGGCCCCGCGGTTCAGCCATCTGCTCGATGACCGTCTCGCGCGGCCAGTGGGTCGCGCCATCGTCGTCATCGTCGGCAGGGAGCGTCCGAGCGCATCCGGGCTGGTCGCACTCAGCGCGGTAGAACGTCTCGCTCGTGATCGGGGTCATGATGCGTCCCTCGCGGCTACGAGAACGGCGACCACGAGGTCTCGGTCCGCGATGTCGGGATCGCCCCAGGACACTCCGTAGAGGGCGGCCCCAGCCGCTTCGACCGCGACGTCGGTGATCGGCCCCTGTCGACGGAGACCAGCATCGATGAAGCCTTGGCGTCGCCCCTGCACGAAAACGACCTGGAACGTATAGTCCGCTGTGGTGGCGTAGTCGACCGGAGCAGGAATCGCGTATCGCCGTATTGCCTCTTCAACCAGCGCCTCGCGCTCGTCGTCGGTGCTCTCAACGGTTGCGAGTACGTGAGAGCCGGGCACCCCTCGGAGCGAGTAGCAATCTTCACCCTCGTCCGGGTGGCAGTAGAAGTCCTCCCGACCGTCGTGCCACACCGACGCGAAGCCACGGACAGATTTCCCACAGCGTGCGCAGATCGGAGTCTCACTTGCAGTTGGAGCGTCGGACTGTAGGTCCAACCCCGAACCGCTTTCAGTTGGAACGTCCTCCATGATGACTTCGAGCGCGTACCAAGCCCTGGGGTCCACGTCGATGCCTCGGTTCTGCTCGAACCACTCCCGGACCCGCTCGATCCTGTTGAGCGCGAGTTGGTACAACGACTGCACTCGCTCTACCTCGGCGATCGCATCGCGGCTGTAGCGCTCGTGCTCGGCGATCAGGGCGCGGAGCACGCTCGCGAGTCGTTCCTCCGAGTAGCCCGGCCCGAAGCGAACGGCTTCGAACTCGGCCAGTGCGGCGCGGGCGTCTTCGATAGTGGTCATCGTTCGTCTCCTCAGAACGGGGTGTCGTCGCCGACACTGGACGGATCCCACGGGGCACTGTCACCGGGGTCAGCGGCCGGCCACTGCTCGGATGCCGGCTTCGCCGCGCCCCCGTTCCCCGCTGCGCGAGTGACCACCGCGGTCGCATACCGGAGGCTCGGGCCGATCTCGTCCACCTCGAGCTCGATCGCCGTGCGGTTGGCGCCCTCACGGTCCTGATACGTCCGCTGCTTCAGCCGCCCGGTCGCGATGACCCGCATGCCCTTCGACAGCGACCCGGCCACATGCTCCGCGAAGTCACGCCAGCACGACGCCCGCAGGAACAGCGCTTCGCCGTCCTTCCACTCGTTCGCCGCCCTGTCGAAGCTCCGCGGGGTCGACGCGATCGTGAAGTTCACCACCGGCAGCCCGCTCTGCGTGTAGGTCAATTCGGGCGTCGCGGTCAGATTGCCGACCACAGTCACCACTACCTCATTCACCACGGACGTACTTCCTTTCGGTCTCGATCGGGCCGGGCGCGCTCTTCCAGCGCAGCCCTCGCACGATCTGGCTGATCAGCCCATTGGTCACGCCGTACTGGTCGGCGAGCGTCTGCTGCTGCGCGCCGAGTGCGCGCCGCTCGCGAATGACGCGCACGATCTCCGGCGTGAGCTTCCCCGGTCCCGCGCGGTGCGTCCCTGCTGCCAGCGCGTCCGCGACGTTCGAGGCCCTCGTGCCGAATCGGAGATGCGCCGGGTTGCAGCACGGCGGGTTGTTGCAGGAGTGGCACGTGTCGAGGTCCGGATGGCGCTTCTCGCCCGTGGTGAACGTCAGCGCCAGCTCGTGCGCCGGCCGCATCCGCCCCTCGAAGAAGAACCGGCCATACCCGTCATCGTCGGCGTACGCAGCCCACGGCCAGCACTCATCCGGAGCGCCGTGATCGACGGAGGCCCAGAACATCGTGACGCGCACGGCGAGCTGCTCAGGCGTCATGCTGTCCTTCTCCCTCGAGCGATGACGCTCATCCGTGCGAGTGCGTTCGCCTGCACCCGCGCCACTTCCCTGTACTCGGCCTGAATCTCACGGGCCTGATGCAACGACCGCACCGGAAACCCCGCGTTCTGGATCTCGGTCAACGCCTTCGCGGCCGCCGCGTCGTAGCGCTCCAGTGCTCCATCGAGGATCGACAGTCGGTCACGCTCAGAACGGTTCATCGTCGTCCCCCGTGTCCTGCTCGGCGAGCTGCTGCGTGTACCGCTCCTGCTGCACCCACTTGTCGTGACGCCTGCGCGCTGTGCCACATGGACCGCAGTCCTCGAATCGTCCGTCTGGGTGGTCGGGGCATCCGATGGGCGGGGCATCCAGCAGCAGAGGCCGGCGGGGCGGTCGTGCGGTGCGCTCGTGCTCGCTCGCCCACGCCGCCCACTCCCCCGCACGCTCGGCCTGCTCGACTCTCACCCGCTCCTCCGCCCGCGCTCTCCCCACAGCCAGGAAGCTTCCGGAAGGATCCGGAGGACACTCCGACGCCAGCGGCCGCGGTGTCTTCAGCGGCCTGCGCAGCTGGATCCACCACGACCCGCCCGACGGGTACATCCGCAGAAACCCGGACTCCTCGAGTGCAAGCAAGTGATCCTCCACCTGTGCGATCACGTCCCGGCCCGGTGCCACGTGCGCCGCGATCAGGTCCGGCCGCATCTCCGCGCGACCCTCGTCGTCCACGTACCCCCACAGCTTCATGCCGGTGGCCTGCGCTTCGTACGGCGCCCTGATCAGCGTCGGATCCTGCCAGAACTCCGGCGGGATCTCCCTCTGCCGTCTCCTCGTTGACACCTTGATCACTCCCTCTTGCGAACCCCTCGAAACACAGGTCGACGGCGAGCTGCAGGTGATGCTCGTCGACCCGGAAGCACTCGGACCAGCCGCGGCCCATGAACAGCAGCCCGGTCGCGTCGGCCTCGTTGCGGAACGCGGCCGGGAACCAACGCCGGAGGATCCGCAGTGCGTTGGCCTCCCACGTCGCGTCGGTGCCGCGCGCGAGCACGAGGATCCGACCGCCCGAGCGGGTCATCATCTGCACCCGCGAGAACCTGTAGGCCCGGCCTACCTTGAGGATCCCCTGCTCTGGCCACCAGGCGACGTACGTCATCGCGAACCGCGGCATGCTCATGAGTCCGCCCGCCGATCGGCGAGATTGTTCGTGTGCAGCTCGTTCCGCTTCGCGATGGCGGCGCGCTCAGCCTCTTCGATCGAGTCGAACGCGGCGCGGTACTTCTCGCCCCCGCTCGCTACCTGCGCGATCCACTTACGCCGGCGCTCAGACCAATGGACGCCCCGGATGCCCGACTTGCTGTCACGGTGCGCTCCGGAGAGGTTCTCCATGTTCTCCTTCTGCGTGCGGGGACGCAGGTGCGCGGGGTTCACGCACGACGTGTTGTGACAGCTGTGGTCCAGCACCATGCCTACGGGGATCGGCCCCACTTCCAGCTCGTACACGACGCGGTGCGCTCGCTCGTCGCGCCCGTTGACGCGGAGCTTCCCGTACCCGAGCTCGTTGCGCGGCCCTGTCCACTCCCAGCACCCATCACTCGGGAGCTTTCGCGTGTACGCCGCGACGCGCTCTGCGAGAGTTCCGCGCGGCGTCTCCGTCAGTGGACGCATAGGCCGGCCGAGGCGCCGCTGCTCGTTGTGCCCGTTGCAGAGTCCGTGCGCCTTGACGGGGCGCCCGCATCCGTCGAATGCGCAGCTCATCGGCTCGCTCCTGCCTTCTCGTCGGCGCGCACGCCAGCACGCCAGTCCAGGTGGCGGCTGCGACACCTTCGAGCAGAGCCCGAACCGGTCGAGCTTCAGCGACCGCTGCCCGCAGAGTGCGCACGTCGGGAGGTGAGCCTGGTTCGCGTCGATCTCAGCGAGCGCGGCCGTCACGCGTGCGCGGGCCGCGTCGTCGAACACCCACTCCTGCTCCGGCACGTCCGGGACCACGATCACCTCGGCGTACTCGGCGTTCGGCATCCCCAGACGCACCGTCTCCGCCTCACCCTCGGTGAGGAAGTGCGGCGGCTGGGAGGCGAGCTTGCCGGCGTGGGGGCCGACGAACCCGGAGGCGTCCTCACGCCAGCGGATCGCGAACGTCATGCCGCACGCTCCGCCCGCTCGGGGTCACGCGTCTTGTGACATCGTGAGCACACGTCCACGGCACCCACGCGGGTCCAGTCGTGATCGTGCTCATGGACTCCCGCGACCGGGAGATTCTGCTTCCACCATCCAGCCGCGCTGCGACCGCACGCCGGGCAGGTGCCGAGCTGATCCCGGTACACGTCATCGAGCCAGACGACGAGCGCGCCACACCATGCGCACTGGTGCGCGACCTGGTGGCCAGCGCGCATCGCGTCGGTCGGCTCGATCCGCAGCCCGAAGTCCTCGAGCTCGAACAGCGCGTCGGTCGTCATGCGCGGGTCCACCCTCCGTCGTCGTCGAGATACACAGCACCGAGCAGTGCGTGCGGGATCGCGATGTCACGGGCACGGGTCGTCTTGGCGAGGCGGGACACCAACCAGCCGAGGTCGCGGGCGTGGCGGCGGTTCGCTTCGATGCGGGCATGGCAGTCGTTGCAGAGCAGCACACCGTTCGCCGCCTGGTTCACCCACGGCGCCCGCTTCCCCACGCCACCGGCGCCGCGCGGGCACCGGTGATGGATCGCCCAGTCGACACCGCGACGCTCGCGCACGAGCCCTCGGCCGCAGCATGCGCAGTAGCCCTTGTCTCGGGTCCAGATCAGCTCGACCACGCGGGGCGGGAACCCGACCGGGGCGCTCATCCGGCATCACCGCTCGCCGGGTCGTCCCACTCGTCGTCCAGGAACAGCTTGTCCGGGTCGTCGCGCTCGTCGTCGACGGCGGCCAGGTTGCGCAGCGCCTGCTCGAAGTAGGACGGCTTCAGCTCTGCACCGATACCGATGCGACCGAGGCGCACGGACTCGTAGACCTCGGAGCCGACGCCCATGTACGGGGTGAGCACACGCTCGCCCGGGAGGGTGCGCATCGAGACGTAGCGGCCGATCACGTCGAGTTGCAGCGGATGGACGTGCTTCTCGTCGTCCTCGTCGCGCGCGTCGCGGAACGGGAGCACCCGGTCGATGCGCACGTCGTCCCAGATGCTCGAGGCGTAGCGGCGCCAGATCCAGTGCGAATAGCGGTTCTGCTTCTGGTCGCCCTCGTGGCCGCGGTAGCGAGCGAGCTCGGCGGGCACGGGCGTGGACCCGTAGTACTCGGTGAGGCCGACGGGGTGATGCACGGGGGTGCCGGCGCCGGGCTTGCGGAACACGAGCAGCTCGTCGGGCGCGGCGTATCCGCCGAACGCGGCGTCGTCGATGATCGTCTTGTGCGCCAGGTTCTTCGCCATGGTGCGCAGCCGGACCGCGAGCGGTTCCTTCCAGATCACGTGCCGGGCGATGAACTCGAACCCGGCGTCCACGTGCAGGCGGATCACGTCGCCCGGGAAGTCGTACAGCGAGTCCTTGCCGGTGTTGCCCGACGGGACGACTGCGGCGTGCACGGCGACCGTGCGGCCCGGGCGGGTGACCCGGAAGGTCTCGGCGATGACGTAGCCGTACGTCGTGCGGAACTCGTCAGCGTTGCGCACGTTGGAGTGGTCGCGGTCGTTCGACGAGTACTGGTACAGGCCCATGAACGGCGGCGAGTAGACCGTCCCGTCGATCGAGCCGTCAGGAAGCGACGCGAGCACATCCATGCAGTCGCCGTTGTACACCGCCCACCGGTCGGTGAGCTCCTGCCTCAGGACGCCAGCCATGACGGCACCTCGATTCTCTGGTCGTAGACGTACGGGTCGACGCTCAGCGCGTCGTTCATGTGCCGCACGAGCTCGGTGAACATCTGGTCGGCCTGCTCGGCCTTGCGGTGCAGGTTCGCCAGGACGTTGGCGCCGCCCTGCGTCGTGATGAGATCGACCTCGACGGGGTGCGCCTGGCCGAAGCGGTGCATCCGCCGCGTCGACTGGTAGTACTGCTCGTACGAGTGAGACGGGAAGTACGTCATCCGGTGGCAGTGCTGCCAGTTCAGGCCCCACGCACCGATCGACGGCTTCGTGACGAGCACGCGGATCTCACCGCGCGAGAACGCCGCGAGCTTCTCCTCCTTCTCGAACGGCGAGTCGGAACCGGTGACCTCCTCGGCGCCATCGATGAGGCGCGCGAGCAGGCTCGACTCGTCGTTCAGCTGACACCACGCCACACCGGACTCGACGTGCTCGAGCGCCGTGGCGGCGGCCTCGCACCGCTCCGCCAGGGTGCGGCGGGTCTCTTCCCGTTCCTCCTGCAGGTTGGCGGCCGGCATGTCGAACAGGGTGTCCTCGCGCGCCATCCGTGCCTCGACGATCGTCACGCGCTCGAGCAGCTCCGGGAGGTCGTACCCGTCATCCGAGAATCCGATGTCGGACGGGCGGCGCACCGCGCGCGCCCACGACGCGACCCACCGCCAGAACGGCTGCTGCGCGTGCCCCTTCAGCCGGAACCCGACACCGCGGCCGCCGGCGGCGAACTTCGACCGCTGCGTCGCCGTGCGGTTGTCGTTCACGAAGAACCGCGTCAGCATGTCCATGTAGCCGAGGACGCCGAGCGCCTCCGACTGCGTGCCCAGCTCCAGCCAGTCGTTCGGCGCGGCCGTCGCCGTCGCGGCGAGCCGGTACGGGCGGCGCCGCATCAGCTCCTTCACGACCGCGGTCGTCACTCCGTCGTAGGCCTTGATCGCTGACGACTCGTCGGCCACCACCGCGCTGAAGTCGTCCGGGTCGAACTTCTCGGCCTGGTCGTAATTCGTGATCGTGATCGGCGCGGCGACCTTCCCGTTGCGGGAGATCGCGGCGTCGTGGCCGAACTTGTGCGCCTCCGCCACGTGCTGGAACGCGACCGCGAGCGGTGTCAGCAGCAGCACGGGCTTACCGGTGTGCTGGAACACGGCATCTGCCCAGGCGAGTTCCATCGGCGTCTTGCCCAGGCCGCAGTCGGCCGCGATCAGCGCGCGGCCCGTGCGCAGCGACCACTCGACCAGCGCCCGCTGGAACGGGAACAGGTGATCGGGCAGGCTCTCCGGCACGAACCCGCCATCGGCCGCGAGCTGCGCACGGCGCGCGAGGTCCTCCTCGTACATCGTCAGTGCGCTCACCTGCGACCCCCCGATCGGGTCTCGCTGTCGACGACCTTGTTCGTGTTCATCAGCTCGTAGTGCCGTCGGTTGACGGATGCCTGTGTGCGCTTGGCGTAGTCGACGATCACGTGGGCCTGCTCGGCTGCGCGCCGGGCCTCACGCGTCTCGTAGGTGGCCCGATCGCGTGCCCGCGTGAGCTGCAGTCCGCCTTCCTGCAGTGCGTCGATGAGGCGGGCGCGCTCGGCGTCCGCGTCGACGGTGAGGTCGGCGGCCCGGGCGGCGAGGTCCGCGATGGTCTTGTTCATCTCGCGCGACAGCATCGACAGGTGGTGCATCGTGCGGGCGATCGTCAGCGGGTCCTCGGCGGACTGATCGACGAGCGCCTCGGCGCGGGCCTCCTGCTCGGCGAATCGCTCCTCGACAGACTGGTCGTCCATCAGCGGCGCCCCTTCCGCTTCGCTGCGGCGCGGCGCTCAGCACGGTTCCCCGGCAGGCGGTCCTGCGGGAGGCGGCCCGGGCGCGGGGTCGGCGCCGGCACCACCTCAGCTTCAGACACCCACTCCCCGAGCTGCCCGTGGTGGGTCTCGATGCTTCGGGCCAGCTCCTCGATGCGCTCGGGCGTCGCGGGACCTTGCGCGTCGGCGCTTGGGCCGGGAGCGGGTTCCCACTCGGTGTCGACGAGTTCGGCGCGGCGGGCACGGTACACGACCTCGCGCGCCGGGGTGCGGGCGCGGTCGGCGCGCATGTCCTTCCACACCAGGTCGAGTGCGGCGACGTCGGGAGCGTCGGCGAGCTGCGTGTCCCAGTCGGTGCGGTCGGCGGGCGGCGCGTCGACGCGGGGGCCGTCCTGGTTCTCGTCGGCGTCGCGGCGGTCGCCGACGACGTCGCGGAACGCGTGGCGGATCGAGTCGCGGCGGACGTACGCGCCGAACAGAGGCATCGGGCGCCGCGTCCACAGGTCGCGCCACTCATCGTCGGCGGGGAGCACGTCGTTCCAGCGGACGACGACCGTCGACGCGGCGCCGTCGCGGCGGGTCGTCGCGCGCGCCGCGACCGGCGGATCCTCCGACAGCCACACCTGCGACCAGGTGACACCGTCGGCAGTGAACTCCGGCGCGTCGAACTCCGCACGTGCGCCCGACCCGATCGCGAGCACCTCGTACTCGGCGACCGTCTTCGCGAAGTCCTCGATCGTGGCGGTCATCACACGCCCTCCATCCCGGGAAGGGCGACGAACTCCGCCGGCGCGACCATCTCCGTCTTCTCGTCGTCGACGGTGATATTCTCGACCCCGGTCCCACCAGGTGACCTCGTGGAGATCCCACGCGGCATCCTCGGCTGTCTCGCCGAGGTACTCGGCGAGCACGTCGTCGTTGATCTCGGCGTCGGATTCGATCCCGAGGGCCTCGCGAACCGCGGAGTCGGAGACCGTCTTGCGGGTCTCGACGATCGCCTCGACCTTGTAGCGCAGCGTGACCACGCGACTCGTCTCACGGTGGACCAATGGCGCGCTCATGCTGTCTTCTCCGGGAGCTTGTCGAGGGTGGTGGCCCACCCGATGCCGTGGTTCGTGGTGTTCGCGGCGACGAGGTACACGGCACCCGTCTTCGCGTTCAGGGCGCGGATCATCCACCGCTTCCCGTCGGCGGTCAGCGCGTCACCCACCGCCCAGCGGGGTGCGCGGCGCAGGTCGCGGGGCGGGAGCGTCCGCAGCGGGGTCGTGATGTCGGTCACTTCGGGTCTCCGTTCGGGTTGACGCGGAACGTCGCCGCGACCGGCTTCGTCGTCTTGTACAGCTCCTGCGCGGCGCAGCGTTGCGCCTCAGCGCGGGCGACCGTCGACACGTACTCCTCGTACGTGTCGGGCTCGGCCTCACGCCACGCGCCCTCGTCGAGCACCTCGATGCCGGGCTTCGGCTGGAAGAACAGCGACGCGCGAGATCCCGACTTGCGGAGCGGTGCGTCGTCGTCCGGCGTGTGGGTGGCGGTGTACGCGTCGATGGTGATGCGGGCGAGCTTCTTGCGCGCCGCGGCGTCAGCCTCGTCCGCGAGGGCGCGGGCGTACTCGGCGAGGGCTTCGTCGACGTCGTCGGGGATGTCGTCGACCTCAGGGGCGCCGCACTCACGCCACGCGATGAACGCATCCGCCTCGCGGACCAGGATGGCGATGCGGCGGTCGTTGCGGGGCACCCACACGTGGCGGATGCCGTCGATGCCCTCCACGGTGACGACGTACAGCCACCACTCGAGACCGGTGACATGCATGCCCCACTGCATCTGATCGAAGTGCTCGGCTGGGATGGCGGACTGGTCCCAGTCCCCCGCCCACACGGCACCGGCCCAGCCGGCGGCGTGCCACTTCGCCTCGATGCCGAAGGGCTGACCGAGCTGCGCGCTCATCCCGAACCCGTCCGGGGTGGCGCGGTGCAGCGGGTTGTCCCAGTTGCCGAACAGCGACCGCGACTCCTGCGCCGACACCACGCCGGGCAGTCCACGGACGGCGGCGATCATGCCCGCCTCAGCGTCGTGCCCGGCCTGCGTCTGCGCGTTGCCCTTGAACGCGGAGCCGTTCAGCTTCCCGTCGAGGATCGACCGGTGCGCCTTCCGCGAACCGACAGCGATCGCGTGGATCTCCGACGCCGTCACCCCCTCGTCGCGGCCGTCGTGCCACTCCTCCTCGGTCGCGTCCTCCCCGACGATGACGAGCAGCCCGCGCTCCTCCTCCTCCACGGTGCTCACGACGTCGCCTCCGGCCAGATCCGGCGGGCCGAGACGATGCGCGGGTCCGTGATTCCGACGTTCGCGAGTCCTCGGACGTACTCGAAGATGACTCGGTCATTCACGTCCGCGACGCGCGCCGCGACCTCGTCTCCGACGTTCTCGGTCGTCAGAACCCACACCTCACCCGGCTTAGCGTCGTGCCACGGCTTCGGCTCAGGGTGAGCATCGAAGTACGCCTGGGCGGCGCGAGCGTAGAACGCCTCTGACGAGTGCCATACGTCCGGCCGGGCCAGATACCGGATCGCGCCTGGGTCTGATTCGCACATGACCCATACGCCGCCGTCGCCGTCAACGACGCTCTCGGGCGGGTACACGACATAGTCAGTGTTCTCCGCCCAGCGCCACCGTCCGAGGCGTGCGTCCTCCTGATGCTGCCAACGCGCCCGGGCTGCGGTCAGATCGGGGTTCTCCTGCTGGAAGTACTCACGGAGCGCCTCGACCTGACCGCGCGTAGTCAGCTCGGCTGCCTTGACGTCGTCGGCGTAAAGGATGGCGAGTACGCCGTTGTTGCCAGCTCGGACGCGGTACGCGTTGCTTGCGGTGAAGTCGCTCATTCGTTGTCGCCGCCCGTCTTGAACTCGACCTTGACGCCCTGCTCCCGCATGGTGCGAAGGGTCTCGGCGAGCGGGTCTTCGACACCGAAGTCGAAGTCGAGCGTCGCGTCGCCGGTGCGCTCGGCACGGTGACGGGCGAGCGCCTCGACGATCGCGGCCTTGTCGTCGCGGTCCGTGATGGGCTCGATGAACAGGACGCCCGCGGTCGGGGTGTACAGCTCCTCGCCGCCGTCGTGGTCGATGGTCGTGCGTGCGCAGTCGATCACCATCACGACCACGTGACGTCGCTCCGGGTTACCGACGAGCTGCGAGTGCAGCTTGTCCATCCCGTTCCGGTCGTACTCCTTCGGCAGGGCGCCGGCGAGCTTCACTCCGCTCATGGGTCAGAGTCCCTTCCGCCGACGGGGTCGGCTGTTGCGCACGTGGAGTGCGACGAATGATGCGGTCGCGGCGGCGGATGCCGTAGCGAGGAACAGCGCGAGCGCGGCCATCAGACGCCGACCGGCTCGGTGAGGATCGCGATCACGTTGCCGCGCATGATCGTGAGCGCCCGGTCGAACGGGGACCACCCGACGTGCAGCTGCTCGGTGACGTGCACCTCGAACTCGTGCGTCGCCCAGGCGCGGGAGGCGAAGTCGATGACGTCGGCCTCGGGCAGGTATGCCGCAATCTCGGCCAGGATCTCGGCCTGCCGGTGGAGGTCGATCGGTTCGATCTCTAGCCGGTTCCTCGCGTACCGGTCGACCGCGGTCTGCCCATCGATGAATTCGAGCCAGATCGCGCGGGCCGCGTCGATGCGGTCGTTTCCTCGCATGAGCCCGGACAGGTTCGACAGGTTCATCAGGCGAGATCGGGTCCAGCCGAAACGCAATGCGTTGTCGACGATGTTCCATGCGCCCAGCGCGGCGCGTTCTACTTCATCCAACGGAGTGCCCTTCCGTTCGTGGTGGGTGTGATTCAGATGTGGGGTGCCGCCGGGGGCCGCGCGTCTGGGGGTCGCGCGCCTGGGGAGGTTGGGATGCCCCCGGCGGTGGTCTCGTACGCGGTCAGCGCCGCGAACAGGAGGAGCGCCAGGCCGAGCCCGGCGAGGATGAGGAACAGACCGTCGATCGTCCAGTCGCGGGCGACCGCCTGGCCGATGCCGACCGCGATCAGTGCGAGGCCGATCAGGATGCCGAGCCCGCGGATCACGACGACACCTCGTCGCAGTACCGGTGCGCGTCGTCGAAGTCGTCGAAGAACCGGTCATCGCCGTCGGTCGTGAACGCGCGTGCACCACACGGGCACATCGCGCAGGCCCGGGCCGACGAGGGGAACGCGCCGCCGGCGAAGAACACGCCGATCTCGCGACGATGGGTGAGCACGCGCTTGCGGCGGTCGTGGCGCGCGCGGCGCTTCATCTTCGCGCTCACGACGCCACCTCCGCTCCGGCCTTGCGCGCCACGAACGGCAGCCCCGACGGGCGCACGCGCGTGGTCTGCGTGGGGTGCACGTTGCCCTCGCGGTCTGTCCACGAGCCCGCAGTGAGCACGAAGTGGTGCATGTGCGTCTGGTACGGGAGCGTCGAACCGGGCTGGATCACTCCGGCTTCACGCAGTCGGCGATAGAACGTGTTCCGGCCGAGGCCGCACATCTTCGCGGCCGACTCCATCGAGTAGTAGCCGTCGGAGTCCATCAGCTGGTCGTACGCTTCGACCTTCGGGGCGTCCTCGGCGACGCGCGCCTCGAGCACCTCGTTCCGCTCGACCGACGCGAGCAGCTCGCGGAGCGCCTCGGCGTACGACTGCGGGAGCGCCGGAGCTGGCGCCGCCATGTACGCGCCGGTGCGCCGGATCGCGGGGATCACGTCGTGTGTCACCCACCGTTTGAATGCGCGAGCACCCTCGGCCTGACTGCCGATCACCGCGACGTACAGGCCCGACTCAGAGATGATCGTTACGTCCTGCGTCCCGCCAGGGGTACGCGCTGAGTGCGTACCCTTCTCGTCGTCGTCGAGTCGCCGGGTGAAGTCAGAGGCCATCCGGTACCCGAGGATGCGCGCCACGTCGCTCGCGACGAACCAAGGATCGCCGTCGATGACGATCACGCGGACATCAGCCCCCTCGTGGCGGAAGATGTTCAGCGCGACGTCGGAGCCGGCGAGGCCGAGCGAGCCGGCGAGGCGGTCGTACGCGCCGTGCTCCGTCGCCGGGATGCCGACCTCGAAGGGCGCCCGGGCGCTCACGCTGCACGCTCCTGCGGCACCGCGGCGGCCACGGCGCGCTCGGTCTCGATGCGGATCTTCGCGTCGACGTAGAGCGCGGCGGCTGAGCGCAGCGCATCCTCGCGAGTGGCGCTCATGCCGCCGTCTCCAGCGGGACGCCGATCTCACCCGAGATCGCGTATGCGATCCGCAGCTTGAGACGCTCGGGATCGGCGAACTGGTAGCGCAGCGTGCCGTCATCGACACCGATGC